TTCTTCTGCTTCTTCTGATCCGTATTGGAATTTTCGTTTTGCTTGTTCATCTATTTTGTCTAACACTTCCTTTGTAAAATACTTCTCTGGATTATCGTTGATGTTCTTACCAAAGACTTTAGACCCATCTGGCATTTCATATCTTGTAGATACTTTCTTAAAGATACCAGCTTCTTCACCGAGTTCTAAAAGACCATAATATTTGTCTAAACCTTTTTTGTAAGTAAGTTTTACATCTATTTGTGCGTTTTCTTTTGTTAACCTAGATTTAAAATTTTTACAATGTATAATGTTTCCAACGACCTCGGTACCTTCTTTGTCTTTTCTTTTACCAAGATAGATGATTGATGATGCTGCGTATTTCAAACCACTACCGCCGCCCATTTCTTTTTGAGGGAACATTGAACCTATGACATCATAAGTGTGGTTAGTCATAATCATTGGTATATTTGCTTTACCAAGTTTCAATGTTAATACTCTAAATGTTGACTTGACTATTTGTGATCTAGTCATATCTCTTGTTTCTTTACCAGCGGCAGTATCTTCCATTTCTTTTGTAGTCGATAACATACCTAAACTGTCTAATACAAACATCAAAGGTTTTCTAGTCTTCTCTGCTTGTTCAATGTACTTGTCTAATATTTTAATTGATTGATTTCTAAATTCTTGTACTGTGGCAACTGGTACGATAACCATTCTTTTAGAATCAATGCCTCTACTCTCAATCATTTCTTTTGAGATAGCACTTTCTGATTCAAAGTAGATAATACCTGCTTCAGGATCCTTATCTAAAAATGCTTTACATATACCTAGTGCGAAAAATGTTTTACCTGTTGCGGCTTCACCAGCGATTGCTGTGATCTTGTTTCCTGGCATACCACCGTAGATACTACCAGATAATAGTGCGTTAAATGAATATGAACCTGTATCAATGAAACTTGTTACATCAGCGCTGTCAATACCATCACTTACTAAACCAGCATATTCATTACCAGTTTCTTTAATTATATCTTTTAAAAAATTACTCATATTCAATCTCCTTAATTGTGTTATAATATATCATACTTATTGTTATTTGTCAATGTTGATTTATATTAAAGTTCAAAATACATCTAATATCTTTTGTTGGTTGTTCAGCAGTGTGCCAGTTAAGACCATTAAATACAACAACTCTACCTTGTTTCGGAGTGATTCGTTTTAACTCTTTTACATCTTCAAAAAAAGGTATGTCGTTTTTATCTTTACTTCGGTAATTATATATAATGGTATCACCATCACTATCACAAACATAATACAAAAAAACTAAATGTTTTTCTGTTCTATCTAAATGTGGTGTGTCAACACCCTCTCCTACATATTCTTTGTTTAGTGGAAGTTGTAAAAACGATCTGGCTTCTAATAGTTCAGGATTTTTTAACTTTATCTTTTTTGCTGTGTTGTTTATGATTGTTTCAAAATAAGATGATAAAGCGTGTAAATCATCAAACATTATTTTGAATCCAGGTCTTCTTTGATGTAAATTATTTTCTAATGATACATCTTGTATAAATGACCATTTACTTTCATCATACAAATATTTTTTGACAATCTCTTGTTCAAATTCATTTATTATATTATCGTATATCTTCACCATTTTCTAAATCTTTATCATAAGGTAATAAGTATGTAGGTAGGTGCGCTTTACCTTCCCATTCAAATCTCAATTTAGGGTCCTTTGGAACATAACCTTTTTTAGGTTCTTCGTAATCTTCTGACTTTACTCTTGTCCATAGTAAATCCTTCATCTCATTAATGTTAACCATACCAAAATCATTATAAACTCTTCCCTCAAACTTCTCAGCCATATAGTGAACAATCTCTTTATTGTATGCTATCTTTCTTTGATAGTCCCAATATTCTTTTAAGTCTTTATATGATTGTTCAGTAATCGCCATTAACATATTTATTTCTTCAAAGCAATGGCGCCCATGAAGTTAAAGTTTTGCCAGAAGTTATGTACTTCAAACCCTGCTTTATTAAACATATCATATATTTCAGTTTTAGTATTTAACTTCATCATATGTCTTAACTGTACTTCTTTGTCTAATATTTCTTTATCAGTAAAGTGTTTTCTTTTATAATCATAAAAAGTAAAAGTCATCATGTCTTGTATTTTAGGATTACAACTAAAAGTTTTTTCACTAAAGATAAATGCGCCACCTGTATTCAAACCATCGGCAACTTTGTTAATTACATCTTGTCTATCTTTTGGTGACATAAACTGTAAAGTAAATATAGAAGTAACTAGTGAACAATTTTGAAAATTAAAATCTCTTACATCGCCTCTGTAGTAACTTAAATTCTGATGTTTATCTTCATCAAAAGTATAATCACCATAGAAGTCATCTTCTATTTCAATACCAGTATATTGTGCGTGTGGTATATGTTCATTGTTTTGTTCAATCATACTTTTTAATAGTTTACCTGTTGAACAACCAATGTCAACAACTTGTGTATAATCTTCTACAAAGTATTTTGATAGAGAAAGTATATCACCCCATAAGTGACTATAACCTCTAACTGATGTATCTATATGTTTATCAAATCCTTCTTCTGATGTGGCAAATGTAAATTTAGTCATTATTTAACTCCTTATATGGTTTCAATACTTTATTATATACACTTTCCGCAAGTGCTTTCATCATAAGAGGTGGTACCATACGACCAATTCTTTCTGATCTTTGTTTATGTTCACCTGTTAATTTAAAGTCTTCAGGTAATGACATAATTCTTTTTAATTCTTTGATAGTAAATTTTCTATCTTCTAATGGGTGACAAGTACCAGCAACACCAGCGAGATTACCCATTGCTGTAATTGTTGGACAAGGTTTTCTTAAACTACTTCTTTTTAAATTAAAGTGATGACCTTTCTCATGGTAATCCATACCTGTTAATACTTTATCAGGATCTTTTGGCATCTTCATTAATGTTTTACCAACAGCCTTCTCTGGACTAATCTTATCAAACAAATAATCTAGTTCTTCTTGGTCTTCATTTTTAATATCACCAATTGCTTCACTCAATATAGTTCTAACATCATTCTTATCAGGATACAATTGATACATTGTCATAAAGTTAATTCCAACTTTTTCTGCTACATCTTCTCTTACAGCAATAAAAAAAGTTCTTCTACGAGATTGTGGTACACCAAAATAACTTGCGTCTAATACATCAGCAACTACAAGATAACCAATTTGTTCAAATGTATTTTGTATTCTATGGAAGTATTCTTTTGCTTCACCCATAGTCAAGCCTTCGACATTCTCACCAATAATAACTTTTGGTTTTATTTCATCTGCCACTCTTAAAAACTCAAAGAACAAATCTTCTACATTTTCTACACCTTTAATATCACTATATTGTTTCTTTTTACCAAACGCATCTGCGTGAGTTCTACCTTCACCATGTGATACAGAACCTGCCATACTGAACGCTGAACACGGTGGAGAGCCATCTAATAAGTCTAGTTCTCTTGGTTTCATATTAATTTTTTCTAAAAAATCTTTACCTGATAATTTTTTAATATCACCCGGAATAATAATTGTATCTGGATAATTTTCTTTGTATGTATTTTGTGCTTCAGGTACAAACTCATTGACAGCAAGTATCTTACCACCAGCCAATCTATAACCAGTTGATGAACCACCGCCGCCAGCGAAAGTTGATAGTACATTAAATAGTGCTCTTTTCTCACTATCTAAAGTATCTTTTAATGTATATCTTTTATAATTGTTCATTGTTCCATTTCATTAATAACCATATGCCAAAACCATACCCTAATATAACATATAATAGAGATAATGTCAAGTCCCAAATCATACTTCATTACCCCAACTATTCCAACCATCTCGTTTTCTACGAGCAAAAAGTTCAATATATGGACCATCTAACATCTTCTCAATATGGTCATATACTATATCTGGTTTTCTACTGTGTTCTCGTCTTTGGTCCACAACTAATTGTGGTATACTTTTATTTAGCCGTTTAGGTTTACCCCTTGTAGCGAGTAAACACATTTCTGGATTACCTCTAGTCCAATAACCTAGACCTGTAAAGAAACCCATTTTAGTTCGATTCGTTTTTGCCCAAGTAAAACCTACTGTCTTATACTTGAAACCCCACGCATTGATTACTTCAAATGCTTTGTCTAACAAGGGATCAACAACCCACATTAAAAGGACTGCATCGTCCTTAGCAAGGTCACCAACAGGTAACCGAATAATGTCAGACAAAGACATGCAACTATAATGTTTCTCAGGGCTTTTGTCCTTGCCTTTATTACTATACGTTTTAAACGTCCACGGGGGATCAGCATATATTACTCCATGTTTTTTGTTTGTATTAAATTCCATAAGTTAAAAAAAAGTATCTAATCAATAGTATTATTATTAAAAATCTAGGTATAGACCATTCTGTTTTCATAGCAAGTAAACTACCTGTGGCAAAACCCCAATGAATACAAATCAATGATATAAAAAGACTATTCAAAAAATGCCTCTAAACTTGCTTTCTTTTCATATGTCCAACCAATAGAGTTTAATATAAAACTCATAGGATCTAAAAATGTTTTTTGAAACATTGTATCATAATCAATATATTCTTGTAATTTAAATTCACTTGGTAATTTTGTTACATAACTTACTACATCAAATTTAAATGGGTTAGCTTCTTTTAATTTTAAAAATTTAATCTTATCACCTTCTTGTATTAAAGGATACTTTTTATGTAACTTAAATTGTTTTAGTTGATGATTATATATCAAAGCACCTTTAACATGAATAGGTGTACCTTTAATAAAGATACTATTACTATCTTTATATTTTCTTAAATTGTTACAAGACCTAGGAAAAGATATTTGTTCAGCTGACATTTGATAAAACTCTTTTTTAAAATTGGCAACAAACGCTTGTAGCTCGTCTTCACCTTTTGTCATTATAAGTTTAATTGCTTGTTTAATATTACCTCTACAAACTTCAGGAGTAGATGACTTCACAGCCTCTATACCCATAATCTTTAATTTAGGTTCTTCAAATGTAATACCTTCTTCATCTAACACATTTAACATATATCTTTTTTTCGCAGTCCATATACCTTTATCAGCGATGACTTCTCGTTTCATAACCATTTTTTGTTTAATGGCATTTGTGTAATCGGCAAGTTCAGCAAAACACTTATCTATAAAAGGTTCTATTCTACTATTTACTACTTTGTTTAAAAACTTTAATGTATCTGCTTTTGATTTATCTTTACAAGTTGCTTCAACTAATTTATCTAGTGTAAGGTAAATTGAATCTGTATCTGACGCAACAATATAATCAACCTTATCATGTGTCTTTAGTATTTTATTAATATATTCATTTACATTCTTTTCAATAAATCTAATTACAAATTGACCTGATGATGTAATAGCAGTTGCTTGTCTTACATCATAATATCTAAAGTATTGATTACCAATTGCGCCATAAGCTGAGTTAAGAGCAATCTTCTTTGCCCATTGTATATTATGACAACGAGATATTTCTCTAGCAATTGCAGGGTCTTTTGTCTTTTGATATTCTTTTTTAGCTTGAAACGCAAGAGTTTTAAACTTAACCCTATCGTTGTACATACTTTCCATAAGTCTAGGTAGAAACCCTGGACTATCTGTTTTAAACATAGCACCATTAGGCGTAATACAAGCACCTTCAGTTTTTAAGTGTGTTAATGGTGTCGCATGATTTAACAACTTATCTACTGAAACGCCTGATGATTTTACGCCAATGATTTTCTCTGGTGATATATTATACTGCATAATTAAATGTGGATATAGTGAATTTATATCAAATGATACTATCCAATTATGCATACCTGTAATTGGGTCTTTTACATAAGCGCCATCGTACTTGTCTTCTTTAATATTATCTTCTTTAGGTGGAATCATAATATTATCTTTTTTCAAATAATTGTAAATCAACATATCCCACATTCTTACTTGTGAAAATACATCTGTATAATTTACTTTAGCTTCATACGCCATAGTTAAGACTAGTTCAATTAGTTTTAGTTTATCTTCTAACCCATCAACAATTTCAACATCTTGTATATTATAATCTATAAATGATTGAAAGTCTTTTGTATACCATTCTCTAAATGTATCATATGGCATTTCATCTTTACCCTTACCAAGTTCTACTTTACCAATGTAATCAAGTTTATAACTTTCTTGTTTTGTTGGTATAAATTTTTGATACAAGTCCAAGTAATCTAACATAGAGATACCAAATATATTATAATGAGTTTGTGGTCTACCTCTTACAACAATGGTTTCTCTTTCAACTAAATTCCAAGGTGAAAATCTTTTTAATACTTTTTCATCTACTAGGTTTCTAATACGATTGAATAGATAAGGTATATCAAAAAATTTTGTATTCCAACCAGTAATTACATCTGGATAGTTCTTAATCCAGAATTTCATAAACTCCATAATCAAAGACTTTTCTGACTTACATCTTATATAAGTTATATCTGGTCTATCTGTTTTAAACTCACCTGTACCCCAGGTTATAATTTGTTTGTTAGATTGATTTTTAACTGTGATTGCTAATAGTTCTTCTGTTGGGTTTTCTATATCAGGAAAACCATTTTCAGCACTACATTCTATATCAACTGTAAATATTTTAATTTGGTCTTTATCAAATTGCATATCTTCTGGATATTCATTTGCGATATATTGATATTGATAACGGTCCATACCATACAATGGTGAGTTATCTGTATTATAACTTTTTTTAAACTCTCTTGCTTTTGAAATACTACCAAATTGAATAGGTTTAAGATTTTGACCTTTTAGTGTTTTGAATTCTGTTTCATCTTGTGAAATACCATACAGTGTTGGTTGAAAGTCTATTTTATTTTTATATTCTTTACCCTCATGGATACCTCGAACCAATAACTTTCCTCTATGTTCAATAACGTTTTTGTAAAAATTCATAATCTATTATAACATTAAATTTTGTAATTGTCAAGTAAATGTACGATCAAACCATCATGTTCTTTGCTTAATTGAATTTGACAGCCTAATCTGCTAAAGTTCGGATCATAGTTTTTTTCGTATTCAATAAGAGTGCCTTCAAAGCTGCTCTCATTCAATTTACCAATCTTACTTATCCAAGTTTCATCTATCTTAATGTGACAAGTAGCACAAGCACAACACCCACCACAATCACCAGGAACCTCAGGAAGATTGCCATAATCTCTAGCAGCTTCCATAATAGTTACACCTTCGTCAACTTGGACTGGAATGGTTTCCTGTCCTCGTTTGAAGTTTACTGTAATCATTAAAGTTTTGGTACTGAGTTTTCTGTAATTAATCCTGGTTTAGCAGATATAATTCTACTTGTATTTTGTTCATACGATTTTAGAATTTCGTCTTTGGGATCTGTTATAAAAACAACTTTATCTTTACTAACAGTGACTGTATCACTTTTACCAAAAGCATTATACAATGACATCATCAATTGTATTGGTTGTCCTGGTGCTGATTGTTGTGGTATGATTACAAATGGTTTATGTAAACTTACACCTTGATCGTTTTCGCCTACTTTAGCGATTACATCTTCGCCTGTTGCGAGTCTTAATAGTTTCACTTCTTGCATAATATCTCCTTAGTTGTTTATAATATAACACACATTGACTTAAATGTCAATGTTATTTTTTCTCAAAACCAACTTTGTCTTGTTTGCCTTCTTTATCAATTGGTCTTAATCTTTTACTTAATACAAAAGTTCTATTAGGGTTGACACTTATATTCATTTGTCGCATTAAATCTCTATTAATAAGTAGATCAGAACCTGAACGAGGTCTAGCATCTAATCCTACTTCTATATCTTTATATGTAAATCCGTTGAAAGTAATATCCATTAATATAGTTGGTCTTATTTCTGATGGTTCTTCACCGTCAGCATTTGCTCTATAAACTTTACTTATACCGTGTCTTGGTTTAGTATAAGTCTTTCCATTAAACTTCCATTTGATAACTTTGTTTTCTTCTAAAATTTCATCAGCGTGTAAAGCACAAGCAAGTGAACCATTACCTGTATCAAATTTTGCTCTAACTTTTCCTAGTTCATCTAAATCAACAGTTTCTAACCAACCACATTCAGCGGCTGCTTGTCTGTCCCAATGACTTCTTTTTGATACCCAATCTATAATATCATACATTAATTCTTCGCCACCGATAGCGCCTGATGGTTCTGGTTCTGAATAGTAGTCTTTGTATTGATAGCCTTCGTATTCGGCACCTGAGCCTGGACTACCATTGATTTCTAATACATAAGGTTTACCCTTGTAAAT